CTAAGGTATATAAAATTCCAAAAAACCTACAGTCATAATGGATAGTACAGGTTAATTCATCAACACTGGTCGTTGCTGCTGAGGGGTAATTCGTAAACCATAGTTTCCAAGGAATAGGGTCTCCACTTAGATTTGGGATAGTACCATTAACTGTTTCCCCAATCTTGGGTACTCTGAAGGGTCTAATAAACGTAGCTACCTCTTCTCCATTGATAGTGTACACTATGTAACCCCTAAAGGTAGCAGTCTTCACAGCAGGATTATTTGCTACAGAGTGACCTAATCCTGCTACTGGTCTAATTTCATAAGTAACTACTCTAACACTTGGAGATTGAGTTATATTAATAGCTTTCTCGAATTTTTCACTTTGAATTATCTTGACTACTCCAGTTCTTTCAATTGGGTTATAGGTACCCGACTGATACTCCCCATTTCTTGATAGAGTTTTGATAATAGCCTTTCCCGGTTTATTACCTTCGCCTACCTCTTGGGTTACTTCTAACCAGTCTACGGTAGTTTCGATTTTCCAATCTACAGCTCTATATTCATCCTGAGGTACATTGTTGAGGAACTTTTGTTGATAGCTGTATACCTCTATCTCTAAAGTCTCACCCTTTTTAGTACCATCAAAGGTATGGGCAGTTACGTCTGGAGAAATACTCCAGTATGTATTCCAGGATTCTGCAGGAGTAGTGTTAGCTTTCTGAACCAAGGTTACTTCCCTTTCTACTCCCTGTACTACTACCTTGAGGATCTGTTCTTTGATATTATCTCGGTCTTCATTTATTGCCTTCGGTTTTACACGAATAGTGGCAGTACCTGTTCCGGATAATGCGGATATTTCAAAATCTGCTGCCATTATTTTACCCTCCTTATTTCTTTTCTGATTTCATTTCGTATTTCCTTTTGTAAGGCTACCTTTCCACCTGCAGCCTTAAATGCAGGACCCCAGAGAGGACGAGGTGGTAAGTTACCATCTCTGCTACCATACTCGAGCATGATAGCAATCTGATTCAAAGTTTTTCTTGAAGTCTTACCTGTGTAGGTAATCTTCCTGATTCCAATTGGTAATCCTACGAAAGTCCTCTTCTTACCTTTTACTATGGTAACGGACTTTGCATATTGACCAGTAAGGTTTAGCATTGTATGTTCTCCATACTTCTTAATGGTACCTGGAGAATGTGGTGGCCAAGATACTCCAGAACCCTTTGGAGGTATACCAGTATTTAAACTACGCCTTACTATACGAAGAAGTTGATTGCCAAACTTCTCGGTACCTTTCGCATAGCCTTTTGTTAAGATACTTGGAGTCTGGGCAATCAACCTTTCTGCACGAGCTTGTTCTCGTTTATCTACGTATATTTCTAGTGGACCAATTGGAGTTGATATATTAATATTAACCGACTTACTTGGCATGTTACTTGTCTTTAAATAATCCCAGCTCTTCGGCAATTTTTTTCAGGAGTGCTTCTGACCTATTTAATCGGACATCCACATTACCCATATAGGCTTTAAATTCTTCGAACTCAGGAGCTGGTTTACTGGGTTCTTTGTAATTGATAGAGCCTAAAATTTTATCGCATTCTGATACAATTGCCTCATACCTTTCCCGGTTATTAAGAATGTTCACTGCATTCTGTCTCTGATTAGAAACTTCACTGATAATGTTGTCCAGATTAGTGGTATAATAAATACCATTGTAAATACCTTCCTCTGCCTGAGATGGCAAATAGATTGTGATTTGAGATACTGAATCCTGTATCACAAGTTCAAGGCTATTTACAAATCCATCCTTAACCATGGATGCCATGGGTTTACTTTCACCTACCTTCAGAATCCTTGCTTGGTCAAAGATAGGATAGAGAGCACGTCGGTCTCTTTCTAAGGAGAAGATTATATCCCCTTTCTGCAACTTTTGAAAAATCATCTTATCGTCCATGTTACTTCTTATTTATTAAATTTAAACCAAATGAAACTGCACCTGGATTCTTCTGCATGAAGTCTACCAGGTTTAAGAATTGATAGTATCCAAATTGATTTATGAGTACCTGAGCTTTGTTTGCTACTTCTTGTGCAATCTCTATATTTGGAGCAGGTAATGCTAGTTGTATCTTAAATTCGGTGAGTTGTTCTTGTTGTTCCATAATTCCTTAGTTAATGTGTTAAAACGAAAAAAGGAGTACACCTAAAATAGATGCACTCCTTTTTAGTCATCCCAGCAAATTAATAATTAAGTTTTTAGGGTCTCTCATATAATAAATACTGGTGTTGTATATAACCTATGATATACTAAATACATAATCATAGGTTATAGTAGCAGCATTCTGAGTTATATTGACTGTAAGCTCCCAACCATTATCATCATTTTCTGCTTGCCTTAATTTAATGGTACCTGACCTTGTTGATTCTACGGTATTCTCTGTTAAGGTTAAGGTTAACCCATAGTTTCCATTATCACTTGATAACGTTGTAATTGCTACATTTGTAACCCAACTTGGTTTTGAGGTTACAGTTAAAGCTAATGGGTATCTTGTACTTATTTCAGAACCGTTTATTACCTTAGTCTTAAAAGAATAAGCTACATCAACTGTAAAATTATTACCTCCCAAAGCTGATAATCCGGTTCTGGAAGTAGTTCTAGAACCAGTAGGAGAAGTAAATGCCAAGTAATACTTATAAGATACTGAAGCAGCACTCTGAGTAACTGTGATGGTTTTAGTAGTTGCCCCACTATAGGATGCAGTTACTGTACAACTTCTACTTGAAGTACCCGTGTTCTCTGTAGCAGTAAGTACCGTCTTAGCTGAATTCAAACTAAATCCAGTACCACTTGCACTAACCGTAGGTGTAGCACTCTTCGAAGAACCTGCACTTGTTGACCCTGAACTCCAATGGTTGGTAGTAGGTATACTTACACTGGCATAAATATTAACACTACCTCCTGAATTAGAGATAGAGTATGAATTTGCCGATAAACTTATTACTGGTGTACCATCGGTAGTACTGGTAATTGAATTCGCTGCCTGATATACATCAAGGGTTATAGATTTCGATTTACCATTCAGAGATACTGTACAAGTAAGGGAGCCTACTCTTGTTCTAGCCTTAGATGTAGTTCCCAAAGAACTTGCACTAACGGCAGTACCATAAGAAATACTAGCACCAGATGTAATCGTACCTCCTCCCGTAGTAGAACCATTCCATCCCCAAGTCTGTGAATAACTTGGAGCTGTTGTAAATGAACTCCTTGTTCCTCCTGATGCTGGGATATCTGATACTGCTCCACCACTTACTGTGATTTCACTATAGGTTCTATAACCTGCAGATTGAGAACAACTAATGGTTAACTTCTTATTGGTTTCTGCTTGAGTTAATACTACACTACCAGACTTTGCCGAAGTAGAAGTATTATTGGCCATAGTTACCGAAGTACCAGTACCAGTAACTCCTGTATTAGCCCGGGTATAACTTAAAGAAACCTGACTACCATAAGTATGCCCATTTCTGTACTCTTGTTTGTAAGAAGTTACAGTAAATGTTTTCGTTCCTCCAGTTGCCCCAAATGACATTGATGTTGGATTCACTGAGAAAGTCTGAGTCCAACTTTGAGATGCTGCTGCCTGAGACCAACCGATAGCAAAAGTTTTACCAGAGCCCTGTTGGAGTATTACTCCATCAGTCTTGGACCTTGCAGTTAAATCTAAGTTCTCTTGAGCAACCCAACCTCCGGCATCGGACCAAGATATCCAAGAAGGTAATCCAGAAGTAGAGTAATTTACATTCTCTTTAATACCAGTAGCTACACCATCTAAGTACTTTTCCCGATTAGAGGTTCCTCCAAAGCCTTTATATGCATTGGTAGGAGACCCACCTAAAGCAGTAAAATTTAGAGTAGTATTAGCAAGGGTAAAAGTATACTTATAGGTTACCTTATGAATATCTTCGAGTTTAACACCCTCGTTATTTCCATAGGAACTAGCATTGGAGATTTCCAAGCCAATGTAACTTTCCCCCGTTCCTGTAGGGGTGAGTGCTAACAATTCAGCCTTGGTAGGGCAGTCATTACCTGTCTTACCAAGGCCTACTTTAGTTTTGACAGCACTCCATGTTGCTATCTCTCCCATATTAATCTACATCTTTAAGATTTCTGAGTTCTGAGATTTCAGCCTTCAAAGCCTTAATCTCATCGTAAAGAAGTTTGATACCTTCGATTGCCAGAGTAGACATCTTATGGTACTTAACTTGTTTTACCAATACGTATTCTTCACCGTCGATAACAACCGTTTCGAATTCCTCAGGATTAGGAACTGAATCCTTAGTTCTTGGGTCTTCTTCTACGTAGTTGTTAAACCCAGCTGCTTCCAAACCTTGTGCAATGGTACCTTCATCTTCCTTACCATTCATGATAAAGGATTCTGTAGGTATACTGCAAATTTGTTCCAGAGTATGGGTTAACGGTTTGATGTTAGATTTCAATCTTTCATCGGAAGACTCTTTCCAGAAACCAGAAGGAGCAGTAGTCTTAGCAAATACTACCTGGTCGGTAGTTGCCAATCCCAACTGGGTTCTAGTTACTGAATGAGGATTATCCTTTCTACCTGCATGGTTACTGATAGAAGTCTGAGCAGCAGTACCTGCAGCCTTAGCATCGGCAATGGCAGAAGCTTGAGCGGTAGATACTGGTTTGTTAGCATCCGAGGTATTATCGGCATTACCTAAACCTACCTGAGCCTTGGTTACTCCATGAGGATTGCTCTTATTGGCAATATGCTGATTTACCTTGGTTTCCAATGCCGTTAAATCGGTATCAGTATTACCTACTGCTTCATCGATGTAAGTTTTCAATTCTGTTCTAAGAGAATTGATAGCATTGGTTCTGTTAGTAATTTCATTTGCCAACCCAGTAACTGTGTTATCCAGGTTCTTCTTGTCGGCTGCAGTCATTACACCGGCTACGGTTTGTGTAGCTGCAGGAATATCGAAAGTATGTTGAGTTTCGTTTACCTGGAAACTACCATCCTCTTTCCTTTCTGTCCACCAATAACCTATGGTTAATTTAGTAGCAGAAGTAATCAGATTAATTAAATTACCTGAGTTCTCCAAATCTCTACCAAGGATATGGTCAGGGAAACTGTTAATCTTAGCCGTAATTGCATTATCGGCATTAGTACGATTGGTAGTTTCGGTAGCTATCTGATTAGGTAGGGTAGTGTCAAGCTTAACCTTATCAGCAGCAGTCATTACACCAGCCTGAGAAGCTGTAGCAGCAGTAATCTGAGAATAATGATCTTGAATATTACCATTACCAAACCAACATTTGAAATTCAGTCGTACTGTACTTGCTTGGTAAGTGTTATTATTAAAATGAGATGCACCATTAGCTTTCAGAGAAGCTACCTGGTCTTCCAATTCTTTACCTCTACCACCATCGAAAGCAGTACCTGTAATTTGTCCAAGGATAAGTACCTGAGCATCTGCCCTTGCAAAGATAGTACCTGTCCAACGGAATTGGTAAGGAGGTTCACCATTGGTAATATTGATATAAATCTTACCTGCCTCTCCAGTGATAGCATTCTGATGAGCAGCATCCGAATACAATTTGATATTCGTAAGTTCTCCAGTAGCAGATTTATCATAAGTAGCATATACATCAATGATGTCATCTACGTATGATGGCAATTGGTTAGCCGGTACCGTACCCTTTGCATCAAGGGAAGCAAAACCATTAGCTTTACCTTTCGTAGCAACAAAGGCATCATGCTTAGCTTCTAGAGCATCGATATTTGCCTGCAACTTAGTATCAAGTGCAGTATCTGCTGCTGTTCTATCGGAAACCTCTTTGTCGATTCTTGCACCTAATGCAGTATCAGCATCCGTACGGGCTTTTGCTTCATCGGCTACTGCTTTAGTGAACTTAGTATCAAGAGCCGTATCTGCATCTTTACG